TTTGTTAATAATCAGATCAATCATACCCGTGATCGTCATATTATTGAGAAAATCCTTATGCTTTCTCTGTAGCTTGTCGATGTCTCCGGCGGTAATGGGGCCACAGTATATAATCAATGGCTGATCTTCTTCGCCCCACTCAACAACCTCGATTTGTTTACGTTGCAACGCACGCCGCGCCGCTATCTGCTCTCCCAGCCCCATAATTTACCTCATCAAGTTACGGTTGTTTCAGTCAGACCGCCTGTGCCTTGGAAGCTGTAGGTCGCGGTCACGATACCGTCAGACGTTACACCGATTGACCGGCTTGTGACAATAGCTGAACCAGTCAGCTTGTGGTCGCCAGACGTGTTGCCTTCCATCTGCAAATTAAGCGTGATGCTATCACCGGCTGTGCAGTTGTTTTGCGCGGTATCAGTATCGTCAAAATATGTTTCAACGGTTCCGCTGAAATCGGTGAATGATGCTTTGTATGATTTCGCAGTGTCACCCATTGCTGTATCTTCAATGGTGTCTGCGGTTTCATCTACAGAAAAGCTGATCACTTCAGCCATAGCGTCACTGCCGATAAGCACGACACCATCGTTGCCTTTAAAAGTTGCCATTTTAGTATCTCCTACGCGGCAGTTTCAACGTCATTTTCAACGGTTCGATATTCAACCGTCACTGTAAACCGACCCACGGCCACCGGCTGTTCACCGTCACCCGCAAAATCAGCTTCAAACGCAGTGATCTGTGCGTCTTTAGCCAGACCACCAAGCGTTACATCAGCGGCAATGGCTTCTTCAACCTCAACCGCAATCGTGTCTAGCGTGTTGTCATAATTAGACACGCCTTTAACGTAGGCCTCTACAGCCACGTCTAAAACCCTATTTACAGAACGTGGCAAGCCGATTGTATCATATTCGCTTGTTTCGCTCTTTGTATATATACACAACGCTGGCAGGTTTGTTTCTTCCAGCGGAAATATCCGGCTTCGAAACACATTACTGCCCGCTGTAGTCAGCCCCGTCAGCGTGGTCACGATGTCATCGCGTATTTGCTGTCTAACGTGGCTCATTGCTTTTCCAATACCAATGTGGTCATACCAGTGCCGTCATCCTGTACGATGCGGATCGTGTAACCAGTTGCATTGATCGTGATTGTATCGCCTTCAGCGGCGGCTGAAACATCTGCGGTGCGGCAAACAAAGCGTGGCTGTTGCAATGCAAACCCAACGCCGCCACCAGCATCCACCTCGACAAATTCATTGTCAAAAATGCCATTTACTGTGGCCGCATTATAGGTCGCGGCAACGCCAAAATCATCAACACCGACAAAAATCGCGCGATCATCTGCGGTTTCGACAGCCATTATTCATCATCCGCAACCGGTGCTTTGACCGCTTTTTTGGCTTCATATGGCTTTGCATAACCACGATCAATCAGCTTTTGCGCTTCATCTTCGCGCACATCGTGATCTTCACCGGCCAGCATAATCCCAACGCTACCGGCTTGGCAGTCTTTGATAGCTGTGATTTTGATATATCTATTTGGCATTTTTCTTTGTGTTCCGCTTAACTAGGCTGGCGGCTGATTTCTTTGTCAGACCCACGGCGCGATCAGTGATGCCGATCTTATCTTCATAAACCTCAACGCGGCCAGTGTTGACCAGATCCAGACCGATGTTGTCTGTCACCTCAACAATATCACCAACTGTGTGCGCCACACCTTTGATCACAATATTACGCTTGCATTTAATCTTCATCAAAACCCCCTATGGGTAAGACGGGGCGACCAAAGCCGCCCCGCTTGTGATTTAGGCATCGATGTCCAAGCACGCGGCGAATGATTGCGCGTGACGAACAGCAACGTCCATTTCCTGCATTACGCGGATGCGTACTGCGCCGGTTGAACCTGCTGTATATGGATCAACCAACACGTCTGGTGTTGAGAAGAAGCCCATCATCAACTGTGAGAAATCACCGAAGATCATAGCTGACAATGCTGTACCAGTGCCTTTGGTCAGATCTGATGGCACGTTGTTGGTCACTGCCAAATCGTATCCATACAGGCTGTTCCAAGGTGCATCCAGCAACATTACGCTATCTGTTGAAGCAACTTTTGCAGTTGACGCCATCAGTGATTTCACCTTTGGATTTGTCAGATATGCAAGTGTGTTGCCATTGATAGCCGCATTGTCAATTTCAACTTCTTTAACCAAGTTAACGATGTCGTCCCAAGCAATCGCGCCACCGTTTGTGCCGATAGCAACAGAACCGATGCCAGATGTGCCGGTGATGCCTGTTGGTTCGTTTGAACCGCCGCCTTCGATGGCAACATCTTCGATTTTCTGTGCAATCGCGTTCAATAGATCGTCACGAACGATTTGTTCAACTGATGGGTCAGACTGGATCATCAGCAGACGTGATACGTCTGTGAATGCGCCAAGTGACTTTGGTGACATTGTGATCTGGCTGAATACAGCGTTAACCTCAGATGTTGCACCATTTTCAGCAACGAAACCAGCAGATACGCCAGTTGCCAGCTTTGGAATAGCCACATCGCCACGCAGACCTGTCATAAAGCGTGCGCCAAGTTCGTTGAACACAAGCCGTGAACGCAGTGCGTCAACAAACTGATCGCCAAGATGGTCAGTACCAACCAAGTGGCCACCGGCTGTTGCTGTGCCAACAGTCAGATCGCGCTTGCCAGACCAGAAGCTATCTGGTGCATAGAAACCGCGTGCTTCACGACCAGACCGCTTTGCGATTTCGTCAGAAACTTCAGCTTCCAAACCTTTTAGACCTTGGCCATTCACCAGACCGCGTACAGCCTTCATAAATGAATAGTCACGCTCTTCTTTGGCTGACATATCAACCGCACCGGCTGACTGCTCTAATGGCTTGCCTTCGCCAATGGCGTCAAGCAATACTGCGCGGAATTGCGCCACTGACAGACCGTCACCAATGGCTTGATCAGCCAAATCGCGGCGGTTGTGCTTAACAGCAAGATTGATGATCTCGCTGGCATTCTTTTGGAAATCACGCTTGGCGGCTTCTGCGGCGGCTTCGCGGATTTCGTTTTGATCAACTTCTGACATTTTTGGTGTCTCCTTATCTTTGATCATTGGTTCTACAATTTCAGCACTGCGGTTCACGCCGACACCAGCGTCAGCGGGTACAGATACAATGCTGGCTTCATATGGAATCCACGAAGAAATGCCGACCGTCCCGTCAGATCTCTTATCTTCCATCTGACGTATCTGATAACCAATAGACACATTGGATCTGATACCGTCTTTGACATCATCATACACTTCCCTTGCAAGCGCACTTTTTCCAAAGCGCACAACCGCCCGCAGTCTCCGGTCGGCTTCATCAAGGTAAGTGCGTTCGACAACGCCAATCTGTTTTGTCATATCGTGATCTAACAGCAATGGCGCGTGGCCGCTGTTCATCCGTGACAAATCTATTGCTTCGCGGGTGTGCCGCAAAACCTCTAAACCAAAAGAGCGTTCAACAGGTTCTTCAGATGACAGCGACATACGCACGCGCCGGTCATCTTCATCGACCATATCAGCTTCAGCCGCGCGGAAAACTAACTCGCCACGATCAAAGCGTTCTTCAGTTATTTCAATTTCATCAGTCATTGGTGCATTATCAACCAATTCATCTGATTTTTCAATGTGGTCTGCTTCAGACATTTTCAACCCCTTCATCAACGGTTGGTGGCACTGGTGCTTTTGTGCCAAATGGTTGGAAAGCGGTTTCAATGCCATAACGGTCGGCCAGTTCGCTTTCGCGGTTAATCTGTTCAAATATTTCTTCAGTGTCACGACCATATTGGCTGTGAACGTCTTGCAAGCTGACGATGCCGTTATTAAGCGCGGTGACGCTGGCTTGGATCTCTTTTTGCGGGTCAACCCACGCAAAGCCGCGTGGCCGGTAGATCACTTGATCAGCGAATAGATCATATTTACCCATAGGCAGATTGATCCGGCCAACTGTGATGGCCATTTCTAGCCAAGCGCGGTAAATCGGATCAACAAATTGGTCGATCATAAATTGCTGGATCATCTTGAAATGATCACGATCTTCGATTGTGCCTTGCCGGATCGATGAATAACTGACACCTTCCAGATTGTTTGCCAGTGACACATAGCTGACGCCAAGACCTGACGCTATGCCGCGCAATATGGCTTTTTCAAATTCATCGAAACTTTCTGTGCCAGATGACGGGTCGAACGATTTGAAATCCATACCAACTGGCAACTGCGTAAAGGTGCCGGGCGATGCGTCCATAATAGGCGCGTGATTGTCATAATCATCACCGATAAAGCCATCACCTTCGGGGCTGGTGAAAAATCCCATCTTTGACGCGGCTACCCGCGCATTTACAAGCGTGGCTTCTTCATAGCCATCCAACATTTTCAGCCGTGACAGTACGTTTGACATCCAAGGCGTGCCGCGTGTTTGACCCGCGCGTTCTTGAATATAGCAATGAATGATCTGATCGGCAGGAACGATCTTGTGATGCCGCTTTGTCTTTGATCCATAGCCCTGATCGTGATGCGGGTGATCTTCAAACAGATAATAATTCAGCGGCTTGCCGGTGCGCTTGTCTAATTCCACACCCATCCGCACTTCATTGCCGTTATTCAGACGTGCGTCATAACCTTCATCAAGATAGTCAGCTTCTAAAAATTTTAGGGAAAAGCCAAACGGGTTTCCAGCAGGGTTCTTGATTTTCTGAATTAGCACTTCGCCATCGCGTGCCAATGTTTCTAAAAACAGCCGCTGTGCTTGTGACCACGATATGCGGCCATCAACTGTACAAAAGCCGGTGCGACCCCACTGTTGCCACGCCTGTTCGATGATCCGATTGCCTACGCTATCCAGCGATCCATCATCATTGCGTTTACGCACTTGTATACGCACGCCATTAGGCCCAACCACGTTGGTCGTCATAATTTGCAAGTAACGCTTGGCATATGGATGGTTGCGGCTGATTTCGCGGCATCTGTCACGCAGAATACGCAGTGATGGCTTGATTTCGCTATCGGCTGACCGGCTACTGCTAACAAAATCGCTGAATAATCTGCCGGTATCAGCCCCGTGGTAGGCACGCGCCATCTTGCGTGCTTTTGGTTTTGCTTTGAAAAAATCAAAAACGCCCATTGTTAAAACCTCACTAGCACAGTTTGGCCAGTAGTTTCACCGGCGTCTGCACGCTCTTTTGCACGTTCTTTGGCGTATTCTTTGCGATAAAAATCACGCGCATTGATCAGATCTTCAAAAGACATCTTAGTCAGCGACCGGCCATTGATGCTGTAGCTGGCCACGTCAGCATCTGCCTTGCCCTGCAAGATGCTTTCAATCTTTGTGATCATTATTTCGGCGTGTGTGCGTGGATCTGTATTATTTACATCAAGATCGACCACAGCGGTAAATGTGCCGCGTTCTAGCACAACCCGATTGCCGGTTGCAGTCTGCGTTGCCTCTAATTGCCAATGATAAAAACCAGCAACGTATGTCGCTGATGTTGCGCTATCCACTTCAAACACATAGGTGCCGCCAGTTTCAGTTGCCGCAACTTTGATTTCTGTACTGCCGCCGCCAGTGATGCGTGCGACATATTCCATTGAATAATCTGCTAGTGGATAGTCCTGCACCAGATCGGTGCGTTTCCATAAAAGATAATCACCGATGACGATTGTTTCTGGCTGTTGCCCGTCCGGTGCCTGATCTATATCAAATCTATTTGCCATTATTTACCGCCACGAATTAACAAAACCGCCCTGCCTTGGTCGGCGTGCAAGTGGATTTGGCTGTTGCGGTTGCGGTTCTGTTTCTGGTTCCGGCGCATTTACCACCCTGTCTGCAACAGCGTTAATATTCAGCGACAATATGCAAAGCGCGGCGTATGCGTACACCCTGCAATCAAGTGCTTCATTACGGGTTCTTGTCTTTACAAATTCGCGGCGTGGGAAGCCCTTTTGATATTTTGTGACGATTTTTTCACTATTAGCTAGTTGCTGATAGTATTCGTCAGGCCGCCCCGCCGGAAAATGACAGTAACCCGCACCTTCCGATTGTATCTTTAATCTCGAAAAAATCAATTCCTTGATCGGAAAAGTCCCGACAGTGAATAGCTTTATCTTGCCGATGTTGTTTTTTGACGGTCTGCCGACTAGCGGTCGCTGTTCACCGGCCATACCTTTAATGGCAAATATGCGCCTGCCTTCACGCGGCCTGACAAAGTTATACACCGCCTGCGTATAGTGGCCACCACTATCGACACAAGCCGCGCGTATGCCAAGCGATCTGCCGCTTTCGGTCGTGTAGCTGGCTTTTAAGATGTTATCCAGATCATTCCACAGATGCGGCGTTGATGGATCGCCATACAGCGTTTTGTAATCTAGTGACCAGCTTTCTTCATCACGCCCCCAGCCAACCAGTTCCAATTCTAGACGGTCATCTTGCACGTCAATGCCAGCCGTTATGACAACGATGTCATCTGGTATGTTCGCGCCAAATTCTTCTTCGCGGTCATCAAAGCGGATGTCACCGACCGTTTCACCCTGATCTTCCCACGTTTCAGCCAAAAAGGTATTCACAAACACGCGTAACGTATCTGGTGCTTTTTTAGCTATTAAGAAATCGCGCACTGCATCTGCCAGTGTTGTCCAAGGCGAATAAAGCCCGTTAATGTGAAAACCAGCCACACCGGTGAAATCAGCGGTAGCCACCCATTCGCCTTTTCGCACAGATCTGTTGCGCTTTGCATCATCCCAGACCGATCCACAGCTATCGCAGGCATAATACGCGGTTTCTGGCTTGTCTTTGTCCCATTTGACATTTGACCATTTCAGCGTCTGCACTGTGCCGCAATCCTCACAAGGCACGAAATATTGCCGCTTGTCACTTTCTTCATATTGGCTTTCGATCATCGATGCGCCTTTGTTGGTCGGCGTGCTGACCATAACCATTTTGCGGTTGTGAAATGTAGCCGACCGTTTTCTAGCCAATAGGATCGGCGAACCCTCAGAACCGGCAGATGGCGGGTAGCGGTCTACCTCATCACACAAAACCACGCGGATCGGCCTACTAGCCAGACCAGCCGCACTATTCGACCCGACCAGACTGATATGACCGCCGGTAAACACCTTGTGCGTTGTTGTGTTGTTGGCATCGCGTGATCGCGGATCTTTGACACTGCCTTTAAGTGCTGGCGTATCGCGCAACATAGGTGCCAGCCGGTCTTTGCTGAATGCTTGTGCCATTTCCAGCGTTGGCTGTACCAGCAGGATCGGTGACGGGTCGTGATGGATGTGGAAGCCAATGACGTTCAACAGCATTTCGGTTTTGCCAACTTGTGCGCCTGCCATTACCACAATGTCACGCAAACGCGGGTCGCTGATCGCATCCATAATGCCGCGCTGATATTCGGCGCGTGATGTGACCCAACGACCGGCGGCGGCACTAGCTTCGGATGATAGCCGCCTTTCGCGGTCGGCCCACTCTGCCACGCTTAGACGGGGCGGCGGCTTTAGCGTCTGCATTGCCCCCACTATCACCGCCATCAGTGACGCTTGTGCGTCCTGCGTGCTGGTGTGGTTGGTAAGCTGATAATTCATCTAACGCTTCCCTGATTTGGTTTTCTAGAATGCTTTGAATAGTGGCCAGTTCGGTTTCGGTTGCACAGATCGGCGCACATACCGATGGCAGTGCTATCAACCGCGCTTTCATAGCGGCTAACACGTCAACCCACGCACCGGCAACATCTTCGGCAGGCACTAGCTTGCCCTTGGCTTGTAACAGTTCCAGTTCGGCCATCTGCGCGTCTGCTTCCATTTTGCGTGCGCGTGCGGCGTTATAATCGGCATCTTCTATGCGTGGTCTGCCGACAGGGTTTTTTTCTTTTGGTGCCGATAAGTTAAGTGTCATCTCTTGTTAACCAGATTTAAGTTAAAATTCTGTCGCTAGAAATCTTTTGCGGTCGCGCGTTACCCGTAAAAGTTAGCGTCTGAAAGTACCTTTTCGTTTAGCTGTGGCTTTAGCACGCTTGAAAGCACGCGCAAAATTGTTCCCGAAAGCACGCCTTGCTGTGGTGTTTGCATCATCATAGAAGCCAAACTGTTTCTTGATCTGCCCTGATGGTTCAAGCAGGTACAACATCTGCACGGGATAACGATCCTTACCCACGCGCCGCATAATTGCCATATCACCAGACTTGACCAGCCGTTGAATGAATACACCTTTGCGGTTCAACAGTTGGCGCGGTCTGTCTGCTTTACGCACTGCGCCACCGCTTGTGCGTTGCACTGTGTTCTGATTGCTTGGTATCGCCAGATGCCTACCGCGTGGTGTCTTAACGCCACCTTGTGTCAGACGTTGCAGATAATCGCGTTGCATCTTTCCGCGCGTGTTGCCTACGACCGCACGCAGGTTTTTCTTAGTAGCATACACATCTGGGTTACGCTTGCTGATAGGTGTCAATGCGGCTTGCATAAACCGTCTGTTACGCACTGTCACATCTGATGGCCAAGTGCGTTCGATAATCTGGCCGCGTACATCTTTGGCTGTGTCATTGATAGCCATTGCATATGCAAACGGCATTTGGTTCTTACCAAACGCATCGATGGCTTTCGCAAACGCAGGCAGATTGCTTGTGACATTAACAGACATCGACCCTGCCGCCGCTTGTGCTACTGCACCACGGTCAATGCCACCACCTATCGCGCCACGGGCCGCGCCACCTACTACTAATCGCCCCGCGAATGCCAACAATGGTATAGCCATCAGTGTGTCGTTTCTTCTTCCAGTTCTAATATAACTACAGTGCCAGACGTATCACGCGCATCGAATATGATGCCATCGCATTCTGTGCAGTTGATCGTGCCGCTGTTTTCCTCGACATAGCCATATGTCTCGCTTCGACACTCAGGATGCGCACACTGCACTATGTTTTCGAAGAATAACACATAAGCCATCTGCAAACCATAAGCGCAAAACAAAAGCCGGTCAATGACCGGCTAATGTCGATAATATTATATATATTATATATATTATACTCTTAGGCTTTGTTGCAGTTTGCCAAGGTTGTACCAGCGGTTTTGATCTTCAGACCGTTGGCGTTCTTTACTCTTTACGCGCCGGTCATAACGCGAAATAGCATCATTGAACTTTCTTTTCGGCAACTTATCGCCAGCCAGTTCGTAAACATAACCCCCAGTCGATTTGCTACCGTCAACGCGATCAACCAAGCCCACAGCGTTCATTCGCGTTAAATGTGCAGACACACTGCTTTTGGTTGCGTCAAAACTATGCAGTAATTGCAACTTATGTGCGTCACGCATTTTAAAGCGTTGCTTTGGGTTATCGAATTGCCGGTAAAGCAATTCATATAAATCCCACGCACGCAGTTTTTGCTCGTATGGTTGCACCACTTTGGATTTCGGCGGGTGCTTATAACTGCAATCGAAATCAGGCGCAGTTGTCAGTGGTGGCGGCACGTCAACATTTTCGCGCACGACAATCGGCTTTTTATCTTTGATAGCCTCATAATCAATTTCAATGTTGGCTTCGCTATCGATGGCCGCCGCTAAGATTTCGGCCAGACCCTGCTTATCGCATTTGATTTTGATTAGGTATTTATTCATTTCGTGATCTCCTCGTTTTCAATTTCTGGCGGGTCACTTTTGACATCGCCACTACCGTTACAGATTTCGCAGATTACCCGCTTGCCTGTTTCGATCTCATAACGCCCCTCACCAAAGCAGTTGGTGCAAGGCACCGTGTAGTCAATATAATATGGCGGCACAAAGCCTTTTGGGTAGCTGGTCACTGAACCACACCCCAGTTGCCGGACATCCACGCCCATATTGTGTATTCCTTGCCCCACACGTCAAACATTAGTGACGCCACGGCCAGCAAAAACACCAGCCCAACTATTTCTTGCCATAATCTCATAACTTAAACCGTATCACGCTGTGACCGCGTGCCTCTAAGCAATCATCCCGCATTACACCGCGCACATAGGGGCTGTCATACCACCTTGCGGCCATATCGACCAA